ATGAGCCGAATCGCTCTCAGTTCTCTGGAACGGGCGCAGCGGGAAATCCTGCCGCTCGATTTAGCGCTGTACCACGCCGCTCGCGAATACCCAGGCGGCGCTGCTGCCATCGCTGCCACGACCGGTCGTAACCCGACCACGCTGCAGCACAAGCTGTCGCCAACCCATCCGAGCCACTCCATCAACATTCAGGAGTTTGGCGAAATCCTCGAACTGACCAAGGATCGCCGCATTCTGGATGCGGTGCATGCGCTGGTCGGCGATACGATCTGGCAGGAGCTAGCCGACACCTACACCAACGACATGCCCGAGACCCTGACCACGGGTATCGCCGAATACTTCCGTCAGGTCGCCGATCTGGCCGAGACCTGGGCCAAGAGCATTGGCGACGGTGTGGTGACTGATCAGGAACTGGCGGCGATTCGCCTGCAGGTGTTCCGCGGCATTCAAGGGCTGCTCGGGTTGTTCAACCGCGCCACCTACGTCAACCAGACGACGCGAGGTGCCGACCGTGGCTGACATCGCCGATTTCGCCAACGATCTGGTGCAGGAACGCATCGATCAGGCCATGGCAGCGCGCAGCGCTGCCAAGGCCGAGAGTGCTGCCCATTCCTTGCTGTTCTGTGAAGCCTGTGACGATCCGATTCCGGAAGCACGCCGACTGGCCCAACCGGGTTGCTCGCAGTGCATCAGCTGCCAGTCCCTGTCTGAGCGGGGGATTCAGCATGCTCGATGAGGTATTGGGCCAATTCGCCGACTACGGTCTGGAGCCAGCGCAACCGCTGGTGTTCGGCAAGCTGACCCGCTGCAAGACAGCGCAGGACAAGGGCAAGGAAAAGAACGGCTGGTACGTGGTTCACGAGCAGCGCACGGAGAAGGGCGACACGCTGATCTTCGGCGCCTTCGGTGATTGGCGTTCGGGCGAGACGCAGAAGATCAAGGTCAAGGCCGGGCGCATGTCGCCGGAAGAGCGCGAAGTGATGCGCGCTCGCCAGGAGGAAGCCAAGCGCCGTGCCGCCGAAATCGCGAACAACGCTGCGCGGCGGGCGGCGAAAAGGGCGCAGGGTTTGTTCGAGCGCATGCCGACCACCGGACGCAGCGACTACCTGGACCGCAAACAGATCGTCGGGATCAATGTGCGTTACGCGCCGCGCACCGGCGCCGTGCTGGTCCCGATGAAAAATGCCCGTGATCAAATCATGGGCCTGCAGGTGATCTTCCCCAGCAAGCAGGAAGACACTGGCCGCGACAAATCCTACTGGCCTTACGGCATGGCGAAGGAGGGCACCTTTCACCTGCTCGGTCCGCACCCGGAGCCGGGTGAACCGGTGCTGGTGTGTGAGGGTTACGCCACCGGCGCCAGCCTGCACATGGCGACCTCGCTCACTGTGGCGGTGGCCTTCGATGCGGGCAACCTGCTCGCGGTGTGCAAAGCCATGCGTGAGCGTTTTGCCGGATGCCCGCTGATCATCTGCCGCGACGATGACTGGAAGACCACCAAGCCCAACGGTGATGCGTGGAACCCCGGCGAAGAGAAGGCCGGCAACGCCGCGCTGATTGTCGGTGCCCAGGTGGTTGCGCCGACCTTCGCGCTCGAGCGCCACGACAAGTGGACCGACTTCAACGACCTGCACGTCGCCGAAGGTTTGGATGCGGTTCGCCGACAAGTGCTCGCGGTTGTGCGTCCACCGGCCGCCGGTGGCTGGAAAGATCAGCTGGCTCGCAGCGAGAGCGGGGCCCTGATCGCGCACATGCAGAACGTCGAACTGATCCTCGCGCATGACGAACGCTGGGCCGGGGTGATCAGCTACTGCGCCTTCAGCTCGAAGATCGTCAAGCTGCGGGCTGCTCCTTATGGGGGTGGTACCGGCGAGTGGGCCGACATCGACGACGTGCGGGTGATGAAGTGGCTCGCGCAGCAGTACAACCTGCGCGTGAAGTCGTCGCACGTGATCGAGGCGGTGAGTGTCGTGGCCCACGACCACGCCTTTCACCCGGTGCGCGAGTACCTGAAAAAACTCGAATGGGATCGTGTGCCGCGCCTGGAGCGTTGGTTGACGGATGTGATGGGGGTGAAGGCAACGGATTACACCTCCAAGGTCGGCAAGCGCTGGATGATCTCCGCCGTGGCGCGGGTGATGAAGCCGGGCTGCAAGGCGGACTCGGTGATGATCCTCGAAGGCGTACAAGGCGCCGGTAAGTCGACCGCGATGAGCGTGCTCGGTGGCGAGTGGTTCATGGACACGCCGTTTGCCCTCGGCGACAAGGACGGCTTTCAGGCGATTCGTGGCAAGTGGATTGTCGAGCTGGGCGAACTGGACAGCTTCAACAAGGCCGAGAGCACCAAGGCCAAGCAGTTCTTCTCGGCGTCGACCGACACCTACCGCGAAAGCTATGGCCGCAGAACGTTGGACGTGCCACGCCAGTGTGTTTTCGTCGGGACCACCAACCAGGACGAGTACCTCAAGGACGCCACCGGCAACCGGCGTTATTGGCCGGTGGCCTGTACCAAGGTCGATGTGCCGTTGCTGCGCGAGATCCGCGACCAGCTGTGGGCCGAAGCGGTGTTCTGCTTCGAGGCCGGCGATCTCTGGTGGGTGACACGAGAGGAAGCACCGATGTTCAGCGAGGAGCAGGACGAACGCTTTGTGGTGGACGAATGGGAAACACCGATTCTGAACTGGCTCGAAGAGTCGCAGATTGGCGAGACCACCACCGGCAGTGAGGTGATGAGTCAGGCGCTCAAGCTCGATCCCGGTCATTGGGGCAAACCCGAGCAGATGCGCGTCGGTGCGATTCTGCATCGACTGGGGTGGCGACGGTTCCGTCTGGGGGCTTTGAACAAGAGCGGTCAGCGGCCATGGGCGTACAAGAAACCCGAGCACTGGGGCAGGGCGCCTGCACTTCAGAAGGAAGAATTCGAGGAGCCGTGCTTCGATGATTAAAGCGATCGATATGGCCCTCAAACAATGGGCCCAGGAGCTGCACAGCGACGAAGTGGCCGCCGGTTATTCGGGCGGCAACATGGTCGCCATGATGATGGAGAGCGGTGGTCAACTGGTGCGCGGCCGGCGCGGGAGCCGGGTGCCGCTGGAAGCCTCGCTGGACATTGAGCGCATCGTCAAGAAACGCCTCGACCCCGAGCTGATGACCGTGGTCAAGGTGCATTACTTCCAGCCTGACGCGCCCTTAGCCGCACGTCTGACCCGCAGTGGCTGCACGCGCAACGTCTACTACCAGCGCCTGCACGACGCCCACATCGTGGTCGAGCACTTCCTCCTGGGGGAAGCGGCTTGATCGTGGGCATCTCTCTGGCTCATGCCGTCCCACTGGCCTGCCTCCGTCCCACCGCTTTTTGCGGTGGTGGGACGGGCGCAGGCCGCGTCGTTGTTGGGCTGTCCCACCGTCCCACCTTTTTCATGCCTCCCGCCCGTGTGTGCGTAGCGGGTACAGGTACGCGCGTTTACGCGCACGCGTGCTTTTTAAATTTCTTTCTATACACGAGAAAAGAGAGATAAAAGTAGGACGGTGGGGCAGAGCCCCAATCTGCGGGGCTTTCAGACGTCCCACCTCGTTTTAAAGAGGTGGGACGCATGGGACGCCAGAAAAGCAAAAGACAGCCGGGACAGATATTCACCGACATTCGCCAGCCGTTCACCGGGTGTCACCCACACATTCACCGGGTGGCATTAAAACGGTCTTGCTGCCACCAGAATCGACCTGTAAAAAGGGGCCATCTTCGATGGGTGCGACCGCAAAGCGCGGCAGGCCACCCACCACCTGACCCGACCATTGCGCCGGGTCTTTTTGTTTAAGGGGCAGGGCAATGACGAACGAGCAACAGGCACTGGCAGAGATGCCGATCTGGTTGGTGATTGCTCTTTCCCTGGTTGGCGGTGTGTCCGGCGAGATGTGGCGCGCCGACAAGGACGGGGCACGAGGTTGGGCGTTACTGCGCCGGCTAGTACTTCGCTCCGGTGCCTGCATCGTGTGCGGCGTGTCGGCGATGATGTTGCTGTTCGGTGCGGGCCTGTCGATCTGGACAGCGGGCGCCCTGGGTTGCCTGACCGCGATGGCCGGCGCCGATGTCGCCATCGGCTTGTACGAGCGCTGGGTGGCCAAGCGGCTGGACCTGAGCGAGGCCGAGCCGAAAGCATGAGCCGGGCGGGCCGGGTAGGGCGCAGATTTCACGGGTCCTCCCCAAGGGCCGCCCCCTACACGGGTTATCGAACTCGCGGAATCTCTCTAGCTGAAATGGTTGCAGGGATGTCCGTCTTTCCAACGGAATTGGGGCAGGGCATGGCACTCGGATGCTGGCTCGACCGGCCGGACCCGGCAGAAACCCGCCGGGGACCCTGGGGACTTTCAAAGGACACGGGGTCGGAAACCCGCGGGATCTTGTTAGTGGGAGGCCCGCCAGCTTACTGAAATTTCAATCCACTGAAATCTTGAAAGGATTCATTGAAAAGCCGCTGAAAAGGAGGGCTTATGACCGTAGCCACCTACCTATCCAAGAGCGCCTTCGCTGCGCACATCGGCCGGTCACCGAGTTACATCACCTGGCTTAAGGAAAACGGCCGACTGGTCCTGTCTCCCAATGGCAAGCAGGTCGACGTGCTGGCCACTGAAGCGTTGATCCGCGATACCGCCGACCCGAGCAAGGCTGCCGTCGCTGCTCGCCATCAACAGGAGCGGATTCAGCGTGATGTGTACAGCCACGTCGCTGCACAATCCGAGCCGACTAACATGGCTGCGCCGCCGCCCGCTGATCCCGCGCAAGGGCAGTCCCCGGACTTTCAGAAAGCACGAGCGCATCGCGAGCACTACTTGGCGCGGATGGCGGAGATGGAGTTTCGCAAGGCCCAAGGTGAACTGGTGGAAGTCAGCTTCGTGCAGAAGGCCGCTTATGAAACGGCGCGTTCGCTCAATCAGTCCCTGATGAGCCTGTCGCCACAGTTGGCGCCTCAACTTGCTGCGCTATCGGACCCGTGGGAAGTGGAGCGGGAGCTGACCGCTGCGCTACGTCAACGGCTTAATGAAGCAGCTCAAGTGTCCAGCGACGACTTTGGACTTTTATCGGACGAGTGCTAA